ATTTTATCCCCCCCGTACCCCCCGGCGGGGAATCTTTTTCTTATATCTTCTTCTTTGAATTTTGATTATTGCGGATTTAAAAATTACTATCTTCTGTTGGTTTTAGGATTTTTGCCTAAAAGTATCCTCCCTAGGTGAATTAGGAATACGTAATTTAAGGGGATTTTTGCCCTAAATTTTAAGGGCAAAAAGGGGGGCAAAAATCATGATTAGAGTCTTTTTTAGACCATGGAGAGTTTCCAAAATTTCACCCTTCCACACTATCTTTCTATTCCCATTGGATTGCGGTGAAAACGCTGAAATATATTCAAGATGGGGGTATATCAGCCAGCCGAAACCAGCCGTCTAGTATTTGAAACTAGTTTCAACTCATCTTATGATTGGGGGAGGGGGTGACTGAAAGTATTCTACGTCATTTTAGAATTCGGCAGGAATGCAAAAAATTCAAAAATGCCGTGGAAAGGGCTAAGGCTATTTCTAGTCCCTTATGCAATTTTTTCAAAAATCCCTCAACTTCTTTCAATTCTTCCTAAGGATTCGAATTTTTGTTTACGGACTAGTATAATGTCTCTTCCATATGCTAAAAATTATTTATAACCACAAAAATAACTATATGCCCTAAAATAGTACCACAAAAATTCATACACATATACATACAAAAAAACTTATAAGAGTTAGACTCTAAGTTAGAGGTAGATAGGCATGAGAATAAGTGTATATCTCAATAAGGAGGATGAAATAAAACTAAAAGAACTATGCAAAGAATACAAAAATCTCTCACAATGCATAAAAGCAATGATAAACAATAGACACTCGACAATTCATGATGATCTAATGTTAGAGCTTCAAACAATTGAGGATAAATTAGATGAATGTCTAAAGCAAAAACACTTAAATAGAGTCTAACATAGAGTTTAAGAAAGAGGTGAAAAAATGGGTAAGGTATACCTCACGAACGCATTCTCCATAAATATGTTAAAGGAATTCCCCGCAACAATAACCATAGATAAGATAGATAAAGAAGAATTCTGCTTAGGGCTAGAATTAAGGCTAGAAGATAATGAATTAGTGAACACAGTAGGGCATGATTCAACAATCAATCTAATAAATACACTATGCGGGACTAAACTGGAAAAGAATAGGACCGAGATCAAGATGGAGAAAGGTGATCTGGCGCTGGTGATCATGATAAATCAGAGACTGGAAGAGGGGAAGGTGTTGAATACACAAGAAATCAGGGAAATGTATCAACAGGGAAAGATAGGTTTCTATGAGGTGATGATTCTGTGAACTGCTACGAAATATTGGAAGAAAAGTACAATCTAAGGGGATACAGTCCAGATACTATCGTTATGCTAATGGAAACCAATGCTACAGAAGAAGAATGCGAAGATCTACTAGCAATGTCGGAGGTGCAATACGGATGAGTGAAGCTGAAGTTTTGAAGGTCATTCAATCAATAAAAGATAAACAACTCGCAGACTTGATACGATCGTATTTAGTAGAACCTAGTTATCTTAAACTGCTTTTAATTTTTGAAAAGCTAGGGATAACTCTAGCTGAGGGGAAAGTTAATGGAATAATTGTTTCTAACACGAATTATAATCAAGGAGGTTTACTGTTTCAGCAAATTGGAGGCGTCATAGCAGATGGAATTATGTATGTTGTACAGATAGTATATAATCCTAATTCTAATAAAGGAAGAATAGAACTCACTCAGCAAGATACAATATATTTCAATATTTTAGGTGAGGAAAATGAGAAAGAACATTAATTTATATAAATGCAATTGCGGTTACACTACATACGAATATTTGCAAATGTTGAATCATTTGACAAAACATATTGAACAGCAAATAGAAGAGATAAAGAAGGAAATAGAAGAAGATAGGGAAAAAGGTCTAATTCAAAGAAAGAGCGTAAAGGATATCATAAAAGAGGCGTTAGGACTTACCTAATGAATCGGAGGGAAAGATCTTGAATATTTGGCTTATCAGGCTATCTGAAAAGACAAATAAAAAAGAAGCCATGAAATTGATCGATAAAATAAAGGACAAGAAATTAAAAGAATATTTAAAGGTATATGCACAATTCAAATATCCGTCTGATCTTCTAAAGATACTAAATTATTTCGATATAGCAACTGATACGACATTATTTGATTATGTAATTACAGACTTCAGATATAACGAAGGAGAAATATGGTTAGGTGCGTTTGTTCAACATGATACAATATATTCACTTAAACTAAGAATATACGATGATTATAGCGTATTTGAAATGTACAAAATCTATCTAATAGCTCCAATCTAGGGGAGGGAAAATGACCAAAATTGAAAAAATATACAGTATATATGGGTGTAATTGTGGATTTACTACAAACGACTTCACAAAATTCTTTGAACATTTCATAAATCATAAGGAAATCGAGACGCGATATGAACAATTAAAGAAGGAATTAGAAAAAATTAGGTGTTAGGACTTGCCTGATGATGATAAGACTATATTGATATGTACATGCGGATATATGACATATGATCGTATCGCAATGTTAGATCATACTATTTATCATCTCAATAAAAGAATAAAGAAATTAAAAAGGCAATTAAATCAAGCTAAGAAAGTAAAAAAAGAAGTAGAAGTTCTCAAGAGAAACCTAGAAGAGCTAAAAAAGGGAGAGTCAAATGGCTGATACGATTTGGTTAGGAGAAAAGTTAAAGAAACAGCTTTCGGAAATAGGATTTACTAATGGTATTAAAGATGAAGGCGGAAATGTAGATCTTAAGCAAACTATAGCGTTTCTAGTTAATTATTATCATCAGGCGCAAAAAGAAGCAGTAAAGAAAGAAGCGATCACATTAAAGAAGATATATAACAAAATAGAAGGAGCCAAATGTGTTCAATGTAATAAAGAGATCAAATTAGGAGAATTATGTTACTATGATGTAGAAAATAAAAAGGTTCTGTGTGCAAGATGCTTCGTTAGAAATAACAGTCAAGAGATCATGACAGAAGAAGCGATAAAAGCAGAACTTAAGTTAGCTAGACTGAAGGAAGAGATCAGAGCGTTAGAATCAGAGAAGAAAAAAATAATGAATCAAATGAAGACTGCACAAATATACGAAGAGATGAATGAAAAAGCTCAACTCTTTACTCGAAAAATAGACGAGATTAAGAAATTCTTTATGGATTACGTCAAAATAGTAAATCCACACGAAGATGAGAAAAATCTTCTAAAGCGAAAATTAGATGAAATGACCGAATTACAGAAAGAGATTGCAGACTCGTTCAAACTGCTAGCTAAAGCAGTGTTAAAGGGGTAAGAAATGGAAAGAGTAATACTTTTATACTCTAACATAGACTCTAAACTAGGGGTTAAGGAAATGAAAATGCATCTCTCGTTCCGAAATGTAAGAAAAATATCTCAAACAGAGTTCGAAATAGACTTAGATTGCACTGTAACAGTCTCGTTTAAGATAAAAAGAGAGATTTTAAACACACTTGAAGAAATAGCAAAGAAGCAAGGAAAAACTACGTCAGACGTCATAAGAGAAGCTCTAAAGGAAGAGATAGATGAAATAAAGCATCTCGGATCAGGAAGAGTAGTAAGTTTTCGAGCTAAATATAATGAAATTCAGATGATAGATGATATAGCTAAACAAAAAGGAGTAAGTAGAACTGACATAATTCACTCAAAGCTAGCTAAATATCTTGAAAAAGAGGGTGTGATAATTGGGTAAGAAAGTCTTCATGCCGGCGGAAGTCATTGAAGAGATTTACAAGAGAAAGAAGATGGTAGGAAATAAAAGAGATGCTCTTCATCTAGCCGTGTCTCAGTTAATTGACGATGTTGAGAAACAGGACATCGAGATTTTGTGGAATAGAAAATTCTGGTTAGGAAAAGTGTATGTAAGGGATAGTAACTTAGAGAGGTTAAGGGCTTTGGCGCAGAAGTATAACTGCAGTTATGGTCGAGTTTTACTCAGCTATATTATCCAAAAGAAAAAGAAAGAAGGAATATGGGCATGGGGTGCGAAGTAATGGCAAAAGGTAAGAAGACATATAGGACTTTTCCTTTAGATGAAGAAACATATTCCCTAATGGAGAAGGCTAGGGAAAAGGCGAAGAATAAATACGCTGTAGAAAGTAAGTTAGGAACTCTGAAGCTAGCGCTAAAAAAATTTCTGGAAGATGAGAAATGAGAATCGATATAGAAGGAGAGAAGTTAGTAGCTGAGATCGAACGGATACGTTCAATAACAGGACTGTCTCAAAAACAAGTTAGCGAGTTATTACTTAACTACGCTCTTAAAATTCCAGTGTGCAAATATTATGTAGAAAACAGATGTATTATTTTTAATGAAGAAAAACCTTTATGTTTATATTGCAAACTTCGTTAGCATACTATTTTTTTGAAAAATTCATGTAACTCTTCAAACTCTTTCATGCCCTTCTCTGTAAGGTATAACACTTTCCCCTCATTACTCTCTTCTTCTCTTATTATTCCATCATCATTCAGAGAATCTATTAAAGGATATAACACGCCATCAGAAATGTCTACATCAAATCTCTTAAGAATCTCGCTTCTCAGTCGTTTCTTCTCTAATCGTGATCCATTTAGTACTAACACTTTTAATATGATATAATAATTGATTCGCATTGTCTTCCTGATTTTCATACTTTCAGTTAACTCTGTGAGATTTTAAAATCTACGCTAGATTCTAAAATAGAATCTAAGTGAGAAACATGAACAATAATACTTTTATATTTTCTAACTTAGACTCTTCAATAGAGGGAAAATATATGAAGGCGAAAGAAGCAAGAGAAAAGTATCTTCCCAAGCTTTATTCTATTCAAAAGTATTTAGGACAGGCGTTAAGTGAAGAGCAGAAAAAAGCAGAAGAAGGCGGGAAAAAGGGGATAACTGCATATTATTACACTGTAAGGATAATGAGTATTTTGAATGAGGTGCAAGAGGTGATAGACGCTTTAAAAGGATACGATGACAATTTTGATGTTTATGAGAATGAAATTGAAATGAAACTTCGAATTATTAGAGAGGAAATTGCAGAGCTACCTCTACTTGTCGAAAAATAATACTCATGATTTTTTTTAAACTCTAAGTTAGAGTTATTTTTTATGAGTCAGGTTTCTAGCACTAAAGAAGAGAAATCTGAAGAGAAAGAAGAGAAGAAGGAAGAAGAAAAGAAAGAGGAACAAAAAACAGAGACGAAGCAAGAAGAGAAAGCAGAGCAGAAGAACGAAGTGGGAGAACGAAAAGAGGAAAAAAAGCCCAAAAAGGAAGAGCAAAAAGAACAGAAGAAAAAAGTCATAAAGCAGAGAAAGAAAGAAGAGGAATTTAATTACGGTTTAATCGGATTAGGTTTAGCTCTGTTCATTGCGTCTCTTATCATGCTAATCTTAGTGATTTCGAAGAGGTGGAGGAAGTGAGGAAAGAAGTGATACAGGACTTGGAAGAAGGTATGGTAGTAGAAGTTTTCGTCAATAATTTAGACTTTATAGGGATGGTCAGAAAAATCTCTAACGATTTTATAGAGCTAGTGGTAGAAATTCCAATTTCTAAAAACAAAGTTAAGGAAGTTATCGCAAGGATAGATCTAGTTTCAATAGATGCGGTATTGATTCACAGCGGAGCAAAGGTGAAGGAAAATGAGTGAACTGTACGATCCTAATCAGGATATAACTAAGATCTGCCAGTCTGAGTTCTTCGCTCCTGAACCAGAGAAAATTATCATCAACGGAAAAGAGATGATAATAAAAGGACGCAAAAGGATGGACGTTATTAAGGATTTGATGGATGCGGGTGTAGATGAGGAGTGTATAGTGAAGGGGATAGAGAGTTGGTGGAATAATAAGCATCCGCGCGAATATCTGAGAGCGATAAAATCAAAGCTGAAGCTCAAAGAAGCAGCGCAAAATGAGCAAAAAGTGGACGAGAGCCTAAAGTTAAACGTAGAAGAGGAAAAGAAGGAAGAAGGTGAGACAGAAGGAGAAGAAGCACAAGTAGGAGGAGAACTTCCGGAGGAGCTAACTGCAGAAGCACAAAAGCCTATAGAGATCAATGAGGAAGTGGTAGCCCTAGCCTACGGGGCGCTCTTGGAGCTGACAGTCAGAATTCTGTCCGCTAAATACAAGAAAGACGTGGAACTAAACGACATAATCCCAGATGAGAGGATAAAGAGTCACGGGAAATACTACTATCAGTTACTTGACGCTCTTGGTCTTTTGAACGAAAGATATGTGCAGCTTTTCGTTCTCGGAATCGGAAGCGCCGGCGCTGCGGCTTCAGATATAGTAGCTATTGTGACGTATTTCAAGAGCGCCGAAGAGGAGAAAGAAGAGGAACAAAAGAAGCAATGGAAAGGTGAGGGGAATAAGAGCGATTTGAGTGAAAAGGATAAGGTAAAATCACAACTAACGGTAATGGAGGAGATGAATATATGAAAGTACCAACAAGTATGATCACAAATCTGATAGCACAGATTGCGGAAAATGGTCTAGATCCGAAAGCTAAGGAATACTTGAAATTACTTAGAGAAGGAAAAATACAGCCACGTTATGAAGAATGCCAAGTAACTAAGATATTTCTTGATGGCGTATCGAAAGCTACAGGGAAGTTTAAAGAAGCAGATCCTCTTTCTGGCTCCTTACAATTCTTCTATGTACTTGTGCTAGCATGCGAAACAAATGAAGAATTTCGCAAAGAATTGGTAGAAATGTATAATCAACTTGAGGATTTCTTCTTGAGTGGTCTGGATGAATCCGGATGACATTGTCATCATTATTGGTAGAAAGCGCTCAGGAAAAAGCTACCTTATTAAGCATTACTTCATACCAGTTCTCAAAGCTCACAGAATCTCTTACATAATCGATGATCATAATCTTCTAAGAAGTGGTTCGGAATATTCAAAATTTGGTTATAACGCCACTACACTTTCAGACATAGTAAGTAAGCAATATGTAGTAATATACGACAGAGAGAAAAATGATGAATTCTTTTGTAAACTTTGGAGCGCAGCAAAACTACACGCAAAAAAGTGGGGAACTACAATGTTAATAGTGGACGAAGCATATTATCATTTCAAGTATAAGCAGAAAGTTTCAACATGTATAGATGAAGCACTTCACGCTAACAGACATGCAGGAATAGGACTTATATTAAGTACACAGAGAGTTTATGACTTAACGCCAATCACATACAAACAAGCAGATCTCATTATCATGTTTTATACCAGAGAACCGAACGAATTGAAATGGATAAGTAAGTACATTAGCGATGAAGCAGCTGAGAAAGTGAAAACTCTTAAGCAATATTACTTTTTGATTTATGATGTGAATAGTCAAACGATAAAAATACATAAGCCGATTTAGAACTTTTTCTGAAACTTCTCACACTGAAAACTTTGTTTTCATAGCAGAATCTACGACTTTTTAGCTACTTTGATGAAAAATCAGCAATTTCAGAAAAACAGTTTTCTTAACGTAGGAAAGATTTATAGCGAAAAACCTCCAGAGACTCTTTTGGAGGAGAAGAAATGAAAGAAGACGTTATGCATTATGTCGTATTGTTAGTAATAATCATGGTAGGAGTGTGGGCAGGACTAACTCTCTATAAATTCGTAAAACTCTAACTTAGGTGGTAAAAAATGGGAGAAATATATACAGAAACATTACAGCAGACTTATGCGTGGGCTGCCGGCACTAATATACCTATAAAAATTCCTAGAAATAATTTCATCAGAAAGATAAGGGTTCAGCTGATAGGTTCTATTTCTAATGGCGGTACTAGCGCTGTAACCTTACCTAGCGCTCCATTCCCCTACAATCTCGTTCAGACGTTTAACGTCAGCTATGAGGGATCGAAGACTCTTTATTCAGTCTCGGGTACAGGTCTCGGCGTCCTGATGTACTATACTACAAAGGGGCAAAATCCAGCCTATCCGGCGCCCGGAACAACTGTACCTGCATCTGGTTCAGTGAATCTGAATGTAATGTGGGAATTTGATTTAGCCAGATTCCCTGCTACCATGGTTCAGAACATTATTATCTCAATCTTAACGGGACAGGCGCCTAGCGGAGTAACAATAAACGCTAACTTCGTAATAACAATTACATATGAAAGAGTAACAGCACAGGAAATAGCACTTGAGGGAGGGTTAGGCGCAGATGGTGAGATGCCATTGGCTACCGTGCTTCCGAAAGTGATAGAGATTCCTACATTTAACGTACCCGCGTCAAGCGCGCCAATACATGTAGCATACTTTCAGCCCGGGCAGATCTACAAGAAGCAGTTAGTTTATGTCATAAACGGCACTTCGGGCATCAACAACACAGACCCGACAGAGTATGAGCTAAAAATAGTAAGAGGTGTCCCAACAGACAAAATCAAGGTCAGTTGGGCTGCCCTTCAGGGAGAGAATCAGGCTGAATATCAGGTACAACCATATTCTTCGGCTACTGCTATCATAGATTTCAGAAAGTACTTCGCTGGCGATTTAGACCTAACTCATGCTCCGTCAGATAGCATAGAATACGATCTAGCTCTAGCTAATCAAGACAATGTATACTCACTATACGTCAGCTATGTACTTCCGTATTATGACCAACTTGCGGCACTTCCGGCTCAAGTAGCGGCTCAAGTCCAACAATACGTTGCACGACAAAGAAGACAAATAAAGAGATAGGATGGTTACGATGTCTTTTTTTGGAGGATTATTTAATGACGTAAAAAACACAGTAACTAATTTAGCGACACAAGCTAAAAAAACAGTTTCTGGCGCAGAAAAACTAGTTCACAACGAGATAACTCATCCACCAATAATTTTCCCGCGCAGTCCCCCACTACACCAGATCGAAGCAGCGATAGGTCACGCAGAAAAACTTATCCATCATGATATAACTCATCCACCAATATTTTACCACTCGCCTCCTAAAAACGA